TTATCCGGTGGCATGATGTCCGGATCGGCTTCGCGCATCTCCGGTGCGGTTATACACACAGCGAGTGGCGTTCTGTCCTTGTCGGGCGGCATGGTAGCCGGTACGGCCTTACGTACCTCCGGCTCAGTTGCACACACAGCGAGTGGTGCGCTGGCCTTGTCAGGTGCCATCCTGGTAGGGGCTTCCTTTGCATCACATAAGCACGACGCAACCGGAGCACTGATCAACGCCGGCGGCATGCTGGCAGGCAATGCGATCCGCAGCACAGCTCCCGTCACCCATGGGAGCAGCGGTACCCTGGTAGGTCAGGCCTCCACCCTGGTGGGAACCACCAACCGCTTCCACGCATTCAATGCCAGCGGTGTGCTCGCACCCAGCGGCGCCGTGCTCAGTGGTACGGCTAGCCGCAGCGCGCATGTCGCCGTCACCCACAGTACCATCGGCACGCTGCTGGGAACTGGTGCGGTATTTTCGGCAAGTGCATCTAGCTCGGGCGCTGCCGATCAATCTGCGACCGACTACTACCGCCATGCAGCTGCTGCCATCATGCGGAGAGACTCGGTGGGGCCCAATGATGCGCTGTTCATGCGCATTGTGCGCAGACGTGTGCGCTGATCAAACTGGCTTCCGCTGAGGTCCATATACGTGCGCTGACGTCCGTAGTTGTCTAGTTTTTGCCTTATGAACTAGACAGTGCCCGCCGCACAGTAGCGGCCATGAGCAAAAAGCACATCCCAGACGGCCTGCAGCGCCACCTTACCAACGGCAATGCGCAGCGCTCCCTCCTGGTCGAGCGTCAGGCCATTGATGAAACCGCACGTACCGCCACCCTGGCCTTCGCCAGCGAGACGCCTTACGAGCGCTGGTGGGGTATCGAAATTCTGGATTGCACCAGCACCGCCATGCGCCAGGGTCGCCTGCGCTCCGGTGCCAACCTCTTATGCGACCACGACAGCCGGGATGTCGTGGGCGTCATCGAATCTGTCGAGATCGGTGCCGACCGGGTAGGTCGCGCCGTGGTGCGCTTTGGAAAAAGCGTTCGTGCAGAGGAAGTGTGGCAAGACGTGATTGGCGGTATCCGCCGCTCGGTCTCCGTCGGCTACATGATTCACAAAGCGCAGCTAGTCGAGACCAAGGACGGTGTGGAAACCTACCGCGTCACTGACTGGGAGCCCTTTGAAGTTTCCCTGGTATCCGTGCCCGCTGACGCCTCCGTCGGTGTGGGCCGCAGTGCCACCCCAGCCCAGGCAGACAAAGGCCTGTGCGTCACCGTCAATGTCGAAGTCGAGGTTGAAGACCCCGCCGAAGACCCAGCAGAAGACGCCTCAGAACCCCCTGAACCCGCCGAAGCCACCCCTGCAATCACCCCATCTTCTTCACAGGAAAAAACTATGTCCGCAATCGAAACCACTGAAGTGCGTAACCACGCCGCCGAAATCTCCAAAGTAGCCGCCACCATCCCTGGCGGCGCCGAAATGGCCATGTCTGCCATCCAGCGCGGCCTCACCGTCGAAGCATTCCAGCGCGAAGCCCTGGAAAAGCTGGCCAGCAAGCCTGTTCCTACAGCAGACGTTGGCCTGACCTCCACCGAGACCAAGCGCTACAGCGTCATGCGCGCCATCAACGCCCTGGCTAACCCTGGCGACGCCTCCGTGCAGCGCGCGGCCGCATTCGAGCGTGAATGCTCTGAGGCTGCAGCTGCCAAGCAGGGCAAACAGGCCCGTGGCTTTATGGTCCCCTACGAAGTGCAAAAGCGTGACTTGGTACAAGGTACTCCCACCGCTGGCGGCAACCTGGTGCAAACCGATCTGCTGGCTGGAAACTTCATTGATGCCCTGCGCAACGCCATGGTGCTGTCCGGCCTGGGTGTTCGCATGCTCACCGGCTTGCAAGGCCAGATTGCCATCCCCAAGCTGACCGGCGCTGCCACTGCTTACTGGGTAGCTGAAAACACAGCGCCGACTGAAAGCCAGCAAACTGTTGGCCAGGTCACCATGTCGCCCAAGACTGTGGGTGCATTCACTGACATCAGCCGCCGCCTTATCAACCAGTCCAGCCTGGATGTTGAAGCCATGGTGCAAAACGACATCGCTACCGTGCTGGGCCTGGCTATTCAACAAGCTGCCATCAGCGGCTCTGGCGCCTCCAACCAGCCTTCTGGTCTGCTCACACTGGTCACCCCCGGCGTGATCGGTGGTACTAACGGACTGGCCCCCACCTGGGCGCACCAAGTAGCGCTGGAGACGGCTGTCGCTGTCGCCAATGCTGATGTATCCAGCCTGGCCTATCTGACCAATGCCAAGGTGCGTGGCAAGCTCAAATCGACCGAGAAAGCAACTGGCACCACTGGCAACTTCATCTGGTCCGAGGGATCTACCCCCATCAATGGCTACCAGACTGCCATTACCAACGCAGTGCCAAGCAACCTGGTCAAGGGTACATCGGGTGCAGTCTGCTCTGCCATCCTATTTGGCAATTTCAGCGACCTGATCATCGGTATGTGGGGTGGCCTCGATCTGATGGTTGATCCTTACACCGGCTCCACCGCTGGCACCATCCGTGTGGTGGCATTGCAGGATGTCGATGTGGCCGTGCGCAACGTCGAGTCGTTCGCCACCATGGTTGACGCCCTCACGGTTTAAACCAACGCCGCCAGCGCCGCTATGTTTGCCGAAGACCTCAGCACATTTTTCTCCCTCGACACGCCTGGCAGCATGGCTGCCACCGTGGCATCTGGGAGCATTGTGGTGCTGTTCGATAACGGCTATCAGGGTGCGCTGGCTGGCTTTGTGGAAAGTACCGGCCCCAGCTGTCAGGCACTGAGTGCACACGTGTCCAATCTTGTGCAGGGTAGCCCAATAACCATTGGTGCTACAGCCTACAAGGTGGCAACCGTACAGCCTGATGGGTTCGGCGTCACCACATTGCAATTGGAATTGGCATGAGTACCGCCTTTGACAGCATCGTGGCGGGATTTGTCACCCTGCTTACCAGTGCGACTCCAGTCTGTCCATTTGTAGAAACGGATGCAGATGCTGAACCATTGCCAGCCGGACGTACCGCTTCCATTCTGGTGACTCTTGGCGCTGCACAGGCGCAGCAGCTGGGTGGCGTTGCAGGCAATCCGGTTGACTGGTCTACCGAAGTTCATGTCAAGTGTTTTGCCAGTGCAAACGCCACCAGCGCTCGGCCCGCGGCTAACACCTTGGCAAATGCAGCCTACACACGCCTGGCAACCGATCCTGGATTAGGGCTTGGCGTAGGCGTATTTATCGGTGAGCCCCGCATTGAGTGGGAGACCGACCAGGCTGCTACGAGGCTGGCTACAGCCACGCTCACTTACACCGTTACCCACCGTACTACCAACGGCAGTTTGAATTAAGGAATCCCCATGCCCCGCTATATACGCAACACCGTCATCCTGGCCAAGGTAGAAACAACCTCTGGCACCGATGCTGTGCCCACAGGTGTCGCAGATTCTGTGTTGGTCAGCGATATGACCATCACTCCCCTGGATGCTAACAATGTCTCGCGCGACCTGGTGCGTGGCTATTTTGGCGGCTCTGAGCAGCTGGTAGCCACTGCATCCGTCAAGGTCAGTTTTACCGTGGAGCTGGCTGGATCTGGTGCTGCCGCCACAGCCCCCCAGTGGGGCGACCTGCTGCTGGGTTGCGCCATGGCAGAAGCCTTGCTCACTGCCCCAAACCGTGCGGAATACACGCCCATCAGCACCGCCCTCAAGTCGCTCAGCATCTATTACTACGATGATGGCGTGCTGCACAAGCTGCTCTACTGCATGGGCAATTGCAAGCTCAGCGCCAAGATTGGCGAGCGCCCCACGCTGAAGTTTGACTTTGTTGGAGTTGACGGTGGAATCAGTGCAGTAGCCAATGCATCTCCCACGCTGACCGCCTGGAAGACGCCACCCACAATGGCCAAGGCCAACGTCGTGGATATCACCCTGGGATCAACCTATGCAACTGGCGCTATCACTGGCGGCACGGTATATCCATCGAACGGACTGGAGATTGATTTCGGTAATAAGGTGGCCTATGTGCCGCTGCTGAGCACCGAGCGTGTAGACATCACCGACCGCGATATCACCGGCAACATGCAGCTTGATCTCACGGCCGCCAATGAAGTCGCATTCATGGCCACAGTCAAAGCCAATACCACGCAGTCGCTGGCCATCACCATCGGTACGCTCACCGGTAACAAGATGATCATTCATGCGCCGGCAGTGCAGCTAATCAACCCGAGCAAGCAAGAGGTCAACGGATCTCGCCTGATCGGCTATGACCTGCGCCTGGTACCCACGGCTGCAGGCTCTGGGAATGACGAACTGCGCATCGTTACGGTGTAAGGGGCTGCGATGTTCAAACTTGAACCCCACCCCACTTTCCCAGCCACTGTGCAGATCACTCGTCCAGGGCGTGACAGCATGCCTTTGGAGCTGGTGTTCAAGCATAAGAAGGCCAGTGAATTGGCTTCTTTCCTACGCACGGCTAATGGCCGCACAGACATGGACATGCTGATGGAAATGATCGAGAGCATCGATCCAGCAGAAAAGCCAGAAGGGCTCAGCGATGAAGACTTCTTGCTGCAGCTGGGTGAAAACTACCCAACATCTCGCAGTGATCTTCTCAATACCTACTTGCGTGAGTTAACCGAAAGCCGCGTAAAAAACTGATGCAGGCAGTCGAGCGGCTCGTCATTGGCTGGACTGATACCAAATCTACCACTGACGCCTTGACTGCCTTTGGATTGCAAGCCGAACAAGCACTAGAAAAAGAGGAATTGGGAATATGGCCGGAAAACTGGGTTTCGTTTCAGGTCATGCGCCGCATGCTGACCCAGCTGTCCACCAGTTTCAGTGGTGCAGTTTTAGGCCTACGTTACGAGGCATTACCCGTCGTGTTGGACATCATGCAAGTGCCTTCCAGCGAACGGGTCGATATGTTCGATGCATTGCAAATCATGGAACGCCAGATGGTACGACTGCTATCTCAAAGGATTTGATCTATGGCTGATGCAAAGATTGTTGTCAGCGCAGTTGACCATACCAAAGCAGCTATCGATGCTGCAAAGCGTAACCTCTCCAGCTTGGGAGAAACTGCAGCTGCAATTTCAACACGCATGGGAAGCATAGGCCTTGCGATTGGTGCAGCGATGAGTGCAGGCAGCCTGATGAGCGTTGTCAATATGCTCGATAAGCTGGACGATATGGCTGAAAAGACGGGTA